TTTACTACCAGATTGCCGCATTTTCTTGAAATGTTCCCTTTTTAGCTCACCGAAGTTAATCGAAGTGACGTTCCCAGCAAAGAGTTTCTGTTCTGGACTCATTTCATGGCTTTGAGCTTTGGATTTCCTCCAAACTAAGGAGAGATACCTAAATCCGTCAGCAGCATGACTCGCCCCATCATGTTTTGGAGTAGAAGCGAAGACGTTATTTTCTTCGTCAAACTCACGTCTGTAGGCTTTCAGATGATCTATTCCTAATTCGCACTTCTCTGAGTCTATAAAGCATTTGGGGAAAGTAGCTCTGGCTGCTTGGATACCTTCTTGCACGTCTAACTTGGGCGCGATAGAGAAATCCCCCAACTTTCCTTGGTGGTCTGAATTATATTCAATAAATTGGTGAAGAATTGACTTTCCTCCTCCTGCGAGGGTAGCGGGTCTTGCATCGTGGGGTAACCATTGTGTTCCGTAGACATATCCTTCAATTTCATGTTTGTTCAGTAGCATTTGAGCGTAAAACTCAACGTCCTTAAAATTATCTTCGTAGTAATCAATTACCCTAATATCATCTTCTATGACTTGGAAAAACCAAAATACTGTCGAATCGTCAAATCCCAAATCAGAAGCGGTAAATACGGGGTAACCTTTTGTATGGAGTACCTCAGTAATTCTCCCATTAGCTTCCAGCTTGGAAACGCAGTCTCCCCAGATTGAACCAGGCATCGCCGCTTCAAAAGAAACGTAATACTCTTGTTGAAAGAGTGCCATCCCGTACTCAACCCCGTGGGTTGCTTGGAGTTGTTTAAGAATATTCAGGAGTTGTTCAGGGCTAAAAACCCCAGTATCGTCAGCATTCAGGGAGGAAAAGAACCAATCTTTCTCACTTTCAGCAAAATCACACATGCCTTTAAAGTGATTCTTACCCCGTGGGGTAGAGTTAAATCCAGCCCAGCCCCCGTTTTCCTCCAGAATAGGCATTAAGTACCCCCATGCTGAAGGGTTCGAAATGGCGTATTCCGAGAAAACCAGTCCTACGGGGGGAGAGCCTACTAGAGAGTTGAAGTTATCTGACCCGACCAGTTGAAAAGTTGACCCATTCAGGAACTGAATCATCATTTCGTTTTCACGGGTACTTTTGCGGATTTCTTGAGGGAATGCTTCGTCTATCCTTCGTTTACCAGTATGAGAGTTAATAGCATCCCACATGGATTTACGGGCTTGAGAGTACTCAGGTAGCATGTACCAGATATTCCCAATTCTCTCGTGGGCAGCGCAAGCAGCGTGGTGTAGAAATACATCATCCTTGCCACTCCTTCGATGCCATTTGGTAACGGCTCTTTTACCTCCTCTAGACAGGTAATCCCAGAGAGGTTTTTGGTAGGGACGTGGCTTCCAATTATTCGGGAGGCTTAAATTGCTCATTGTGGCAAAGGCGTACCTTGATTCATAGCTTGCATTTGTTGGGCAATCCATTCATCTTTACCCATTGGATTACCTGGCATACTCCCAGACACCGTATGTTGCAATACATATTCGTTATAAGCCCTATCCCAATTTGCATTTACATTCCCGTAAGTAGGTAGAGTGGGCGCTCTAGGGGGCATTGTTTCAGCGGGAACTTGTGGTGGAGGCATCGCCCCTTGAGGAGCTTGTGGCGTTCCTTGTTGAGGCATCTGTTGACCAACTAAATCTGGCGGCAGTGGAATCCCTTGTCGTTGATAGGCTTCAAGTCTTGCCGCTGCTTGTGCATCTTCTCTATTATCGTACAGTGCCATAATGTTCTCCTAAATTTTTAAAGTAAAAACCACCCCTATACATCACCGCTTCTTGGTGAACTATAAACCAATTCCCTTTGCTGTCTATAATATAATTATCCATAAACCGAACATAAACCGAACGATTAGCAAAAGCAGTAGCAGGCAGGAAAAACAGCAAAAACATCACAAAAGTAAAAATCTTCATTTTATCTCCCCTTCAATCGTTAAAAATTCTTCCGAATCCATCTGAATAGAATTCCCACCAGTAGTAATAGTAACTTTACCAGCACAAGAACGGTCAACAAAAACCGTTTTAATCCCCCCACCCTTCGACTCTTTATCAAACTCACTCACCGGGAGCATTCTATCTACAACGACCCTAATTGCATCCATTTGTTTAGGGTGGTCGTCATTGGTCGCAATATTCAGTAACTTGTGGATAACTTCTTCAGCCCTATCCTCCAAAAGTAACATACGCTGAGTCAAACGCACAGCTTTGATCGCGGGGGCTACAGGAGCAGCCTGATTCTGAGTTTCAGCACCAAATATATTAACTTTTGTCATTTCTTCAATTCAAGTGGTAAAACTTCCAGCTTCCTCAATCCAGTCTTATAAGCAAATAACTCAGCTACAGCAGGGTGCATAGACTTATGTCCTATATTCCCTCTGGGTATCTCACAAGCCTTCCAGTAGGAGTGAGGATGGTATACCAGAAAAGCCGCTTCCTCAATCGTCAAACCAGTTCTCAACCGAGACTTCCTTATATCTAACGGGTCAGGACACTTAGGGTGCATCTATTAGCCTCACTAATCTACATAGAAAGTAATAATTTATCACAAATTTACCATAGACAAAGTATATTTGTAAGTAAGTGCTAGTTCTGTTAGTATTGGGGTGTAGTAATTTCAACAATTAGACGACCCTAGATGGGCAACGTCACTAAATAGATAGGAACATCATGTCTAGATACATACCTGATCTTAGGTCAGCTTATCCAGTTGCAAAAGTTTACGCACCCCGTGAATTAAGAAAAAAGCAATTAAGCGTAAAGCAAAATACAGACACAAGCGAAATTCTTAGTAAATTAAAGCCTGCACCCTACATAAAGCCTCATATTGCACTTCGTAATAAAATATTAGTAAAACGAATAGCTACGAAACAAACTATAAATATAGGGAAAATGGCAATAAAAGAAGTTGCAAGGCTAAAAAATATCATAAAGAATCAAGAACCTAAGAAATTGGCTTCTAAATACCCAGAGGCACCAAAGTATGTAAAAGGAATGAAGTCTGACTTTTACTCTACGAGAGAATGGCGCGAATTAAGATGGAAGGTAGTTGAGGCATCCAAAGGGGCTTGTGTTGTGTGCGGTAGAAGCAATAAGCATCATGGTGTAATATTGCATGTAGACCACATTAAACCAAGATCAAAATTCCCCGAATTAGAATTAGACCAAGGCAATATGCAAGTGTTATGCGAAGAATGTAATATCGGCAAGAGAGATAAATTACAAACCTTCTAATCCGGCACCCGTAGATCGGTAAGTGCAAGTACAGAGTAATTACCCGTAAACCAGGGTAGCAATACAAACTCATTAGAGACCTACCTCTTTTGAGTAGTGGCAGCCTCCATGTAATCAGGAGCAATCCAGTCAAAACTTAAGCCCTAGGAAGGCATTAATTCGTTCTAAATTATTAACTCTAACTTACCCCCCAGTTAGCATAAGGGGGGTTCTTACACATCTATGTGCCGTTCTACCAAGTACCCAATGGTCTCCTACCAAATCACTATCTGCCATCATTCATACCCCCCCATAGCATAATAGCGTTACGGATATATGTGTTGGGAGATATATAGGCATACAAACATCCCTACGGTGGTCATCCCCCACCTGCCCGAACATACCCCCCACTCAACCATGGCAAGAGTAGGTAATAGGCTAGTACAATCAATGGGTTAGAGTATGAATGCATGGTGCATGGAGCGTGGTGCTTACTATTGCATGGTGCATGGTAAGTGTGCCGGTATCCGCATACTTATTCACTGCTATCCTTATATTTATCTACCTGGTATACCTAAGCTTACAGCCGGTTACTCACTCATAAGTTATGCTTATATATACATAAGCTTTACTTATACATACCGTTCATACCTGAATATCTACCGTTCGTCGGTTTAATACAAATATTTGTTTGTAGCTATTGACAATGCATTTGGGGGGAGTAGTATCTGGGTTGTAGCAACTTTACTTTCCAACAACCCAAAGGGGATATATCATGATGTTACGCCGACCAGTAGGAACACCTTCCCAGGAGGCCGCATATAAAGAAAAAAATGAATTTTTTCAGGCCGTAAAAAAAGCTGCAAAGCTTTCAGAGCTTTTCGATTGGAAGACCAGTCATCATGCCGCTTATACGTCTTTCTCACACACCGGGATGACTCCAGAAGAGGTGGCAAAAAAAGTTCTTTCCATAGTAAGTGAGTGAACACCACAATCAATCAACCAGAGAGGGGCAATAACATGAAACAAATAAATATCACTAGCAAAGCCAGTGCAAAGAACATCTTACTTGACAGCCTTTTCAAGCCTGTTAACGGGCATACATTAACCGATATGAAGTTAGACAATGGCAAGTACAAGCCGGAATCCTGCTTTATCGGTAGATGGCTTGAAGTCCCGGATGATGTATACGCTGTTTATAAGGTTATCCGTTCTGATAGTGATGGCAAGTACGCTCAACTTCGTTGCGTATGCAGTAATTAACTTTATCCAATAACAAACAAAGAGGGGCATAAAATGAACAACGATAACGCAATGGAACATTTGGTTAATTCTCAACATGGTGTTTATGCTTGGGATATTTTACTAAATAATTTTGAGATTTATGTTAACGATAACAAACCGCATGAGATTAAAGACTGGCTCATGAATAACTCTGACATTATGGAAGGTGCGACAATTAAAACACTGTTTCATCCTGATAATGAGCATTGGTGCGACAATCTGGATTATTTGAATAATGGAAGTTTTTTCTTAACTGTTATGGATAAAAACGGAACCCATTGGACTATTGACCAATTCGATGGCGATCTTTACGCGATCAATCCATTGGCACTACAGAAAGCATTATTACATCACTTGTCACAGTTAGTGAGTGGTTAGAAATGCCTGCAAGCGTAGCAACTGGCGAACCTGTATTTTGTACTAAACTTTAATTGGGGGATATATGAAATTTTCAGGATTTAAAAATACAGCATTCAGGCGCTTGGATCATACATCGCCATTTGGTGTTTCATTTAAAGGAAATACAGCTTGCTATGAAAATGGCGTAAAACTTTGGAATGAAACTAGCAAAATCTCACGATTGAGCCGTGGCGACGCAATTAAAGACGCTCAAAATATGGCGCATGAATACATCATTCAACAATTTAACTAATCAATCCGCCCAATTGGGCACAATCAAAGAGGAGAATTAATCATGGCAACATCAAATAGAGTTACAGAAAAGCAATTGGAAGCCGTTGTAGACCGTATTAATCGTATTATGGGTACGCCTTTAACGCCTTACACCAAGACAGAACAAGGGATCAAGCCTAATGCTAACAATTACCATATTGACCATGCTTATGGTGGCGTACAACTTTGCAAAATGTCATCTCGTGAAGGTTGTACAGGCATTGATTTTACTTCAGGCGGGCATGTACCAAAACGTGAGCTAATGAATTATATGCAAGCGTTTATTAGCGGCATTTATGAGAAACAAGAATTATCCAAAGAGGTGACAAAATGACATATAAACATCATAAACCATGCGGCATATTCTGCAAGCTGGCCAGGATGATACGCCGTAATCAATGGCGGTTAATGAGTAGGCCAATTTCAACAATTAGTCTAGATTCGTATAGCGCAATAACTAAACATTTCTCAAACCCAGGGAGGTATTGATAATGAAATACTTATATATCGCATTATTCACGGTCATTTATTTGACAGTTTCGACCATTGATTACAACGACCAGGCCGCTTATTACGCCAGCAATGACACGCAAGGTTATGAGCAGGCTTTTTGGCATGAAGGCCAGCTTGTTGTGCCTTGCCACACTGATTCAGAGTGTGAATCACTTAATCCACACATAAGAGGTTACTAATATGAATGACTTAAAACAGCTTGACGCACGCAGACAATTAATGATTGCGACTAAACAACCATCAAATAGTGAATTGCAATCCGCTTGTTTAATTGCTGCATTTTTAAACGACATAACAGACTTTTCCAGGATTTTCGCTAAACGTACCACTTGGTTAGGAAAAGATGACCTTGATTTAATGTTTAAACTTCAAAAGTTTGAGCGTAATTTTGATAAATCTTATGGTTTTTTTGATTGTTCACACGAACTGAGGGGGAATAATGGATAACTTATTACACAAAGATACTTGGAATGGCAACTATAATGATTTTGGTTTTGAGATTGTTAATTGGGGGGGAAATAAAGAAAATTGGAATTACTATATCTATTTTACCCAAAAATCCACACCTGCTGAATTTTGGGATAAATTGAAAGCAATCCAAAATGGAAAATATGCCATTGATTATAGCAATTCGTTTTTAACTGATTTTCATTGGCATTGTGGCATCACTTTTTGCGAAAAGATTTATAACTCACAATCTGAAGTTGTCGCATTTAAAGCGGGTTGTGATTATTCGCATTATTGGGATGAGGGAATCGACTACGATTTAAACTATGTTTTAAACGATTGCAAATCAACAATTGACAGTATAAAGGAGGTTATATGTACATCTTAATAATTTGCTTAGTAATTGTGGTTTGGTATGTAATTCTAACCCAATAACTTTAGCTTTTCCTTGTACACCTTGCGGATGTTTTTTAAATCCTCAATGGTGTATTTTTTTGGGGGGTGATTTCCTTCAACCCATTCAACCAGATCAAGGCCTACTTTTTTTATCAAATTTATCCTGTATTTCAGAATATTGCCCGACAAGTGATTGTTGCAGGTTGAGCATTGACTATTTACATTAACTGTTTCGTTAAATCTCAACTCTGGGCAGGCTTTTGTCGTGCGATAATGCCCAGCATGATATTGTATATCGGGTTTTTGCGTACCGCATGAGATACAGATTTTCCCGTCACGCGCTCGAATATAAGCGTTAAATGCTTGTTGCGCTTCTTTCATGTACTCGGATTTACTTTTTAACTCATTTAAACGTGTTTTAACGGCCTTTTTATCAGCCTTAAGTTCTTTGGCTATCCGTGCATCCCTTTGTTGTTTGGCATAGTCTATTGAGCAAATTAACCCACATACAGCTTGCAATGAGTTACGCGGCGCAAACTTCTGGCCGCATAATTTACTTTTGCAGGTTTTTAATTTCATATATCATCTAATAAATCTGTTGCTTTTTGATAATCTTCTAATTCAAGCGCAGCAATGGCCATATCAATTTTACATTGCATATACTCGATTTTATCAGCCAAATCGCTCTGGCCATCGTTTCTAAGCTGCTGAATTTCTTTGATATTTATTTTCATGGTGTTTACAAGTTTTTAACTTCATGGTGGTTACAGTTTTTAACTTTTTCTAGCATATCGGGAAATATTCCGAACTCATTTTGTATTTTTGGCTGTATGCATCTATAAATTAAAAATTGTGCAGGTTGCTCAGTTGTCCGGGTGCGCATATATTTACAAGTTAGGCATGGGCAACCTGTTTGCGTAAACAGCCGTTTTAGTTTTGATTTACTCATCTAAATATATTTTATGTTCACCGGCCCACACTTCGACCTGTGTCATATAGTCGTTAAATTGCGCCACATCCAGGTCAGTCGTGCTATTCGAAATGGTTAAATTTTTTCCGTTCGGCATTTTAATTTCTGTTGCACCCAAAAAGCGCAGTTTAAAATATTCGTGCCAACTCGCAGGATTGTATTTTTTACCCTGTATATTAACATTGGATAACAGGTTAATGATTGCCCAGTAGCGCCTATTTTGCTCGGATGATCTAGGTTCTTGTCTACCACATGCAGGGCATTTCATATTATTTCCTTAACCATGGATTATTTTTCCTTTAAAGTTTGCATTCCTTAATCATTTTATCAACCGCAGCCTTGATTGCATCCCATTCTGCTGGGTCAATTTTCAGCGGAACACTCATATCGTTTTGAGATATGACTAAAAATTCGCCACCTGCTTCGTCATCGATTGATATTTTAGTCCCTCTTTCAGAGAATATCGGTTCGCCTTTAGGTAAAATAATTATTGATAGCGTTCTGGTTTCTAATATCATTTCTGTCCCCTTAGTTGATGAATAATCCGCTTAACCTGTCTTACACCTATCCCAAACTGTACTGCAATTATTTTTTGCCTGATTTTACTGTCAAACATGGCTAAAATCTCAATGTTTCTACGGGTTAAGTTCATATTGATTCACATTCATTAGTCGCATATTCAGCATGGTTGTATTTTATTGGAGGCTTGTTTTTTGGGTTTTTTAGAAGATCGTTTATTTGTTTAGACATTCTGCGCCGATAATCTGGCAAAGATTCTCCTTGTGCCGCTTCCATGCCAACAGGTGCATTACAGTGTTCAAATTCATGGTATGGCATATTAATCACTTTTTCCAACCAATTTATTTCACGTTCATGGTTTTTTAGCAGCATTGTGATGTGATCCAGGCTTTCACCGCTTCGCAGATTGTGATACCTGCAATTCCAGTATTCGGTTTTAATGGTTGCCAGCCTTGGGCATCCAAAGGCATGACAATCATGCTCCCCAGTGTCATTAGATGTTTTTTGTACGCGTTGATTTTCAGTCGGAGCCTTGAAATTATACTTTGCCATGATATTTTCTCTCCGCTACTTTCGCAAAATTCGATTCGTTAGTTAAATACTCCAAGTCTGCAACAAATCTCTTACGTCCAGGTGAAGGGTCTACTTTCCCGGTCAACCAATCAGATTGACTTACAAAATCAAAATATTCTTTCCACGTTCCCAAGTCCGGCAAGTTTCCACTTTTCCACCTAGCCGCTATCTGCCCTTTTCGTTTTGTCGTCAGCATCACAACTTTCGGACACATCGGAAGGGTTTGGTGGTAAAGGTTTACTATTTCCTCATATTGCACCGCGTCAGCCTTCGGCGGTTTTTCTGCCGGAGGTGACATAGGTTTTATATCCTCTGTCTCTGTCTCTGTCTCTGTCTCTGGTTGGTCAGGTTGGCTACCAATTGGCGTCACGTTGACGTCAATTTGACACTCATCAATAAACCCATTGATTATAAACAGTTTTAAATCTGGCTGAGTATCAAGATGGCATAGTTTTTGAATTATTCTTGGTGACGCCGGTATGACGCCGTTGCGGTCAGCAGCAAGCAACCAAATGGCGACAAGTTGACCGCGTTGCGCATCTGTAAGTGAAACCCACTCCACTTTTCTCATTAACTCTCTATGAATTTTTATCCACGGTGGTTGACCTCTATCAGCCCGGTAGGATTGCCATTTATCCCAATTATGGATTTTCAGCATTGTCATATCACTCAATGTTGGCATCATCAAATCTCCTGTCGGCTGGCCTCTGTTCCGGTGAGAGTCCGTACATCGGGCTGACCATTGCGGCTAAAAAAACGGGACAGACCAGAAGCCATGCGGCAGGAGATTTTGTCCCAATGTTTACCTGATTCTCACGTCAGGGTGAATTTAAATCACATGGTTATACTAACAAACCTTACTACAAATTGCAAATTGCACCGTCAATGATTAGTTGATAGTTAGTATTGAAGTTGGTGTACTGTCATCCGCACTATACTAGCTGGCCACTAACCCAGATTTCGATGGTCATTTTCAGCGGATTACACAGGTTTACGATCCTGCGCCTGTAGTGAGATACGCTCACTACCTGACACCAACAAGGAACAACCCTATAATAAGATGGTTCCTTGTTATCCCTGTTTACACTGTCAGGGGCAGAGTGGGCTCTATTTGTTCACCAGGGCATCTTCCCTGGCCTTCTTACGCAGGGCTGCCATTTCAACTCTCGGCCTGATTCTGGGTGTTAAAATTTCTGGCCATTGCCCTACGGCCTGGGGAGTAATGTTACCCACTTCCCTAGCTATCTGGGCTATAGAACCAAATAAATTTATTGCATCAGTTTTTGTTTTTAATTTTTCCATAGCGCATTCTAAATCATCTATATAAAATATGCAAATAAATCCTTGCAAACTAAATTTTAGTTTGGTATAATTCTTCACAATGAACTTTTTGGATAAAAGATGATGAGCAAAATTGATGAATTAAAAGGAATGCCAGTTGTTACCGTTGAACAAGTTTCAAGATTTAGAAGCGAAGCATTATCTGAATTGTCGGCACAGACATATAGAGCGAATGTACTCGCGGAGACCATCAGAGAATTGAGCGATGTAGTAACATTTGATGGAGAAACTAAGCAAGATTTTATAGAGAGAGTTTGCAATATTCTTGCTGCTGATCCTGATAAACGTGTCCCGCCCAACGTAAAGGTAAGTGGCAACGAAAGGATAAAGGAGAAAATTAAATGAAGATACACTATTTTGGGCAAGACAAAGCAGACGCAGACGACATGCAACTTGATATGGCAAAGATGCAATTTTATGTGCCACAGAACTGCTTACTCGGCGGGATGGTTGTGATGGGCGAAGTACAGCGCGGCGAGAACCCTTGCAATGGATGCAATGGGCCACGCGATAAATGTAATGGCAAGCCAAAAGTAACATGACGCCGAACGTAAAGGTAAGGGGCAACGAAAGGATAAAAATGATTGATATTGTAAGCAGGCTTAGAACTGGCGTGTATGGAATTGATAGAATACCTCTCTGCATAGAAGCGGCTGATGAGATTGAAATACTACGCGAAGGCGGGCTTTTTAAAAGGGATGTGAAAATGAGTAAGATGATTGAAACTACTGGTTATAACGGCATACCGCTGTTGATAGCGCAAGACAAAATTATTTCGATGCAAGAGAGAATTGCGCCAGGTGGAATATCTGGCGATAGGCATGGGCCATTAACTGCAATTTCCATAATTGGCGACCCAGATGAGTGGCTGGTGATAGAGTCCATGCATTCTTTGCGCGTGAAATATGAGAAACCCTAACGTGGAGGTAAGCGGCTCCGCGCTTTTGCGGAGTCCGAGTTGAACGCCGGGTTAGAGGATGGGCCATGAATAAAAGACAGGCAAGCAAGATAAATAGGCTGCGAAAAGAAGCGGCGGAAAGATGCGCCGAGCTTGAAACTGAAGCACAAGCAGCAAGCTGTATGTGCCGAGAGATGTTGATGAAGATGGCGGCAAAATACAGGAAACAGGCGGAAGAATATGGGGATCAAATTGGCATCCTCTAACGATAAATTAAGGGGCTGCCCCATAGAGAAAGGATAACAGAGAAATGAACGATCAGACTGAAGTGAATGAAAGGTTAGCCAGTAATTACCCATCTGGATATACACCGTCGCAAATGGAATTAGATTCTGATGCATGGCTTGACCGAGAATTTTGGAATGGGATATACAAGAATGAGATGGCGGAGCGCACGCGCAGATGGTTAGAAGCAGAGGATGCGACTGGTCGAATCGCGTAATGTGCCCAACGTAGAGGTAAGGGGCCTCTGTGTATTTTTCACGATCAAGCTAACACCACCACCGAACGAAAACGATAAGAGAATTATGGCGACTAAGTGGAAAGGGAAAAGATGAACTCAATCAAAGACCAGCTCGATGTGGCATGGGTAGAAGGTAACAAGCTCTTGGACGAAGGTCACAAGCTATATACCGATGGTAACAATCTATGGGCTGATAAAGTTGCTGAGGTATGTGGATCAGAAGCAAACATAGAGTGGACAGATACCGGCTGCATAGTGATGGGCATGGAGTTTAAATCAGCATAATGCCGGGTTGGGCGGCTTTTTCAACAACGAAAGGAATGGTGATGGCAGACGATAAAGAACTAAAGGCAGCATTACTGATTGCGGCAAAGGCGCTGGAAATTGCACATGATTGGAACCTGCCTGCTGTCCAGGTAGAGCCGCCAAAAGAATGGAATCTTGATGGCGGAGGCAAGCCCGCGAAAGACGGATGGTGTAGTACATATTCCCTTGCCAAAAAATTGCGCGAGCTGGCCGCAGCTTTGTAAACACCGATGATCGAATAATAATCCATATTAGGAGGGTGCATCGATCTGGTTGAATGGGTTGAAGGCAATCACCCCCCAAAAAAATACACCATAGAGGATTTAAAATCTATCCGCGTAATGTACAAAGCAAAATTAATCACCATAAAGGAAAAAAATGTCTATAACAAATATTGATTTTCATATTGATACTCACATAATCCAGGTCGGACAGGGGGTCGTTAGAATTTTTATAGACGGATGTACTAAAAAACCTCCAATTAAATTTATTGAATTTAATGCTTTAGAACTTGAACGGATTTTGAGGGTTTCGTCTGAGCAATTGGATGGGCATGTTTAACGTAGAGTTGAGGGGGCACGCACTATGACCGACCAGAAAACACAGAACCACGCTTTTGCGCACTCCATCTCGAACGCCGGGTTGGGCAGAACTTAATTAAGAGAGGTGCATTATGGATGATAAAGAACGAAAAGCGCGACATATTTTCCCCAAATTCGACGATATAAATACTTACACGGTTCGCGTTTTTGACCAACTAAGAAAGGTAAGGCGTATAGGGAATAACGATATACGCGCACTTAATCCTGGAACGTTGATATTTACTGACTGCGCTCACCCAATGCAAAACGTTATTTGTCCAGAGGAAAAAATAACAGCGTGGCGAGTTGATATGCCCAACGTACTTTTAGGCGACATAAAAACCGATACCATCGGGTTAGAGCGCATTAAATTTGAGGCTTGGATAAACCACCCAAAAGCGCTTGAGAGGTTTTCTGGAAGCAGTGCTGTTGCTGGATTTTATGTGCGCGAGGAATTGCAGATGCAATGGGAGGCATGGCAAGCCGCATTACGCTCTAACGTTAAATTAAGGGGCAGCGAACATGAAAATTAAACAGTGTCACCCAGCATGGCCGCAACACGCAACTTTCAGTTGCCCGACTTGCGGGAGTTTATATCAAGATGGTGATGAATATGATGAATATTCAGGCGGGCTAGATGACGATGAAAGCGCGGCTCAATGTTTGCGGTGTAGCAACGGTTTTATTGTGAGGCGAATTGTTACCATAACGTACCACACTGAAAAACCCGGCAAGACAATCCCTGTTGTAAAAATACCGCAGGATTATAAGGATGCCTAACGTAAAGTTAAGGGGCGACGCTTCGCGTATGAGGTCGATCAATTAAACTTTTAATTGAAATAGCTTGTATCGCAAAGTTTAGTTTGCTATAATACGCTTCAAGATGTAAGCAAATTTTTTAAGGGAGAGAATGATGGACGCCAATACTTATCATCTGAATGAACATTTGGCAAAAGAAGACGAAGCTGAACGTGTCCAAGACTGGAAAGATGACTATGTCGAGGAACTTTTGGCAGAGGGTGGTGATTGTTATCCTTTTAAGCATGGAAATCTGCAAGAAGCCATTGCTGAATTGAAATTGCATGAAGCTATCCTTTTGTCATCGTATGCTCATGTAGCTCATAAGTTACCTAGCCAGTCATCTAAAGAATATTTGGCTGAATATCTAGGTAAGATTGTTTATGCTTACTGGAAAGATGCTGCTGAAAAGAAAGCTGACGTAGATTATAACGATTACTATCAAGGGAGGAAACATGGTTAAGGATAGATGTGATAAATGCAAATCAATGCGAGAAGTAGTAGGGGATGCACATATCAGCTGCGTCAATCCAGACCCAAAAATGACGGGGAATGAAAGCGGGATTAAAAAAGGATGGTTTTATTATCCGCTATTGTTTGATCCTGTATGGATGACAAAAGAATGCTCAAATTTTGAAGTAGATACTGTTAGTAATCCTGTAAGTGGCGCAGTTAGGAACTAATGCCTTAACGTGAAATAGACATTCATCCGAGGCGGGTTCAGTTAGTCGTCCAGTTAGTGATTCAGTTAGTTATCGAAAATAAAATTTAGGTGAAAATAATGGAAGATTATGCAGAAGTTATGGCTAAAATACCTCTTAAACTTCGGGAGTTGTTAGATGCCTTCAACAAGAAGGATATGAGCAAGGCTTTTGAGATTGCCGATGATATACAGAATGATTGTTTTGGGTTGAAACTTTTTATTATGGGAGAGCAAAAATGAGCATGGGAAACTACGCCTTCCAAGAAGGTGAACAGAACGACTCAGGCATTAACGAAAAAGAGTATATGGAATGGCTTGAAAGTATTGAAGGGTCTTACCATTGCCCGTATTGCGGAACAATATCAGCAGAGCAAAAAACGTGCTGTGGTGAAAATCACATGCAATTGATTAGTGGAATGTCTAAGGAAGAGAAAAAGGAGAAATTAGCATGAGATGGTCTGATACAGGAGGCGGTGACTTCGAACAACCACCAGCAGGAACCCATATAGCACGTTGTATTAAGCTGGTGGACATTGGTACGCATAAAAGCGATTATCAGGGCGCAATCAGCTTTAAACGGCAAGTAATAATTACCTGGGAGTTACCAAATACCCTGATGAATGAGGGAGAGTTTGCAGGTAAGCCGTTTGTTACCTCAAAATTCTACACTCAGTCATTGGGCGAGAAGGCTAATTTAAGGAAAGATTTAATCAATTGGAGAGGTCGTGATTTTACACCGGATGAGCTATCGAGTTTTGAAGCTAAGAATATACTGGGGAAGCCTTGTATGCTCTCAATTACGATCAATGAAAAGAAGAAAGCGAAAATTACTGGGGTAATGGCTTTGCCTAAAGGGATGGAGTGTCCTACTCAAGTTAATCCATCGGTAGTATTTTCTCTGGATGAGTTTGATAGGGCGGTGTTTGAAAGCCTGTCCAAAGGGATTAAAGCAATGGTCGAAGCAAGCCCTGAATTCCAGCATCTAGGCAAGAAGGATGAATTCAAAGATGCAGCAGATCATAACTTTACGAATGAAGAATTCAAGGACGACATCCCTTTTAATTAGAATAATACATAAGCTGCATTACTGCTACATTAAAAAGGTTAGGCGCTTACGATGAAATGCGCCTTCGGGATTGCCCTGGTTGGCTTGATAATCGGTTGCCTCTGTGTATTTTTTACAGTAAAGTTTACACAGAAGCCTGATCCGATGATAACAAAGATTATGAATGTTGAGTGGAGGAGGAAGGGTTAGGGTGTTGAACGAAGAGGCAGGCGGGAAGCAGACGCCGGGTTTTGAAATAACGGAGCAGCGCCAACAGGTGGGAAACGCTGCAAATACTGGATTGATGACACCAACGATCAAAGGTCTAAACCAGTACCGCACAGGCAAGATTGGCCCCTTGGCCGGATGGAACCGCAGCCATTGTTGGAGTAGCGCCCAGCCCTCTTCATTGAACACCATAACGTATGAATTAACCGGCGCTCGTAGAGCGTCCGACTTGAATGATGGGTGTGGGCGTCACTTAACAACGGAGAATAAAATGTGCGTAATAGTTATGGTCGGAGATATTGAGTGTAGTACAAAAGCAGAGCTTCGGAACGCTATTGGAATTGAACCGGAGCGTAGAAAGAAAGATTACAAAACATTTGAGGATGGAGATTGTCTTTGTCCGTGCGATCTTGAGAAAACAGCAAAGCGAGCAAATATGACACTGAGCGGTTATTCTTGGGATATGCAGATTTTGACGGCTAACGTGTAGTTGAGGGGCGCGACGCTTTACCAGCGTCCCGCTCGAACGGAAAGTTATGCCACACACTTTAAAAAGGAACTGAAATGAGAAAAAATTACCATGCTTTCACCGGAATAACGAACCCATACCCTGCCTATATCTCTGTGAACCAAGAGGAAGACTTCAAAATATCAGTAACAGTGCGCGGAGAAGGCAGTGAAACTGCAAGCACAATATACCTGACAGCAGAGCAAGCGGAGCAACTTGCAACTGACATGCTGGATAAACTCAATGGTGGGGCATAACGTATAGGTAAGGGGTCGCCCGCTTTGGGGCGATCCCGCTTCACCGCCGAGTCCGAGTGGGCTGCCGGGTTGGGCTAATAAATTGGAGAATAGCATGGACAGAACTATAACTGGGGTGAGTGATTTTGTTTTACTGCGATCAGTGGCGGAAGATGTGCCGCATATGGCGGGATCAGTTCGAGAACATTTGCGATCAATAGCCGACAAGCTCGAATACGGTGATAAAGTCGGGCAGATGCGGTGCAGAAAGTGCGGCGAAAACGTGGATATTTTAATACAAACAATGAATGTGTCCAGTCTGTGGGAACCACTGACACCACGCACCAGCGTAACGGACATCCGAACGAGAAGGAGACCGATATGAATGACTGCAATGATTGCCGCTACTACTTGAGCGAAGAAATAAGCCCATATCATAGATGCTTAATTGTCTACGGGCAAGGAAGTGCAAAAGAGATAATTAAGGATGGATTGCTAGGGCGATGTGATGAACATAAAGGAATCCTCCCTACAAAAGAGGAATCCCCAACGTAGAGTTAGCCGGCTCCGCCCCACTGGGCTGCGAACCTTGATAAAGGAAATAACATGATGTACATACTTACGCAAAAAGAATATAAGCCGGGTGATATGCCACCAGATGGATATTTAGCGTGGCATGAATGGGCAGAAGTGCAGCGTAAAGCAGGCATCAAACAAGTTTCATGCGGGCGCTGTGGATTATGGAAAACTCCACAAGAATTAAGCGGGGAAATTATCACTATGAACGCACGAAATAAACGTGGAGATACTGTGAAAATTGAAAGTCCTGTGTGCATAAAATGTGTGAAGCCCAACGTGGAGCTAAGGGGCGCGCAAGATGACTGACCAGAAAACACCACACGCTTATATGCGCGTCCCTCTTGAGCGTAAAGTTAGCCGCCGCTGGTGTGAGTGTGGGAAGCGTATATTCAAAAGCGTGAATCGTGCAAAGTTTAATGCTAAAAAACTACAAGCGGACGTTCCTATGTGGGTTTATGAATGCCATAAAGCGACAAAAAAAGGAATTTTTCATATAACACGTTCAAAGGGGAATGCTGCAATGAAAATAGAGGCGGCTAACGACAAAATTGAGCAGCCGACCACTAAAACACTGGAGCAAACACAATGAACGCAAATACACAGCGACATGACGAAAACCCCGCTGATGGGCGGTCTGACTCGAATGGCGGGTTATGCCCTCAAAGGATGGCGTGGGAGCAGCGTTATAGTGACGATAGCGGAGTGCAATATGCGGTGCGCTACGATGCAATAGATACGCACTATGACGGCTGCGCAAAGATACAGATTGCAGCGGTTGATAGCGCAGATTTCCCAATAACGCAACTCGACTGGCTAATCGCCTGCCTTTTCAAAATACGCGAAGAGGTTGGGCATAACGTAAAGTTAACCGGCGGGCTGACCGCAGAAAGTGATAAAACAAATGAATGACCAGATTGCAACTGAACAACCTAACGAAGCGCATATCAGCCCGTCAGAGTTGAACGACGGGTTGGGCTTAGCTGAGTTCGCAGAAATGATTGGTGGCGGGAAATTAAGGCCATACCAGAAAGAAATGCTTGACGCTTTAGAGCGTGGTGAAAAGATGCGATTCTACCCTTGCACAGGAAGGCGATACTACGAAGATTTATATGCACAGTGGCGTAAATCATTTTTAGAGCAAGAAACAGATGATTATTCAGAGACGCCGAACGTGGAGGTAAGCGGGTGCTTGCCAAAGAATGAAAAAGGAAATATATGAGTATAGATTGCCAAAAAGAAAAACATCAGGGGCGCTGCTGCTGTAATTGCGCATGGCACATTGAAGATTTTCACCACTGCACAACGGCGTTGGAATTGCGAAAAGAAAAGCATGGATGCGTTTGCTCAGAACATAAAGGATGGATTTGCATGACATCAGAATTTGAGGGTGTAGCGCATTCAGGATGGACAGAGCATAGTTTGTGTGAGTGCCATGAATTTAAGGCGGCTAACGTAGAGGTAAGGGGCGACGCTTCGCGGCGTCCCTCTTGAATGATGGGCTAGGCTCTCACCCTTGACGAGAGCACAGGAGAATAACTTGAACACAATTAAATATACGCATAAAAAAACCGGCAGTATGAAAACTGTAACAGTCAGTCAGACCCATGAAATCCTCAAAGGTCAAAAATATTATGGGCAAAAAATACACTCTGTTGCGAGCGCGGACAAGAAATTGTATGCCGCTGGTTATATACGTGCCTAACGTATGACATGAGGGGCGCGCGCTTTTGCGCGTCCCTCTCGATGGATGGGTTAGGCATTTTAACAACGAAGAAAGGGTAGTGATGAAAATAGAACTGACAAAAAATGAAATGTTTGATGCCGTTGCCGCAGGGGTAGACCGGGCAATCTGGCGGATGATAACAAGTGCAACAGATATGCCTGGAGCTGATTTTTGGGACACACTGAAAGGCGCGATGGAGCGCTCATTTGTAAAAATAGCTGAAGATGAAATTGAGCGCAGGCGTGATGCCTAACGTAAAGTTAACCGGCTCCGCGCTTCTGGCGAGTCCGAGTTGAACGCCGGGTTAGCCCGGAATGATAAAGGAGATATCTGAATGTCAAAACTTTTTATACCACCACCAAGCATGGAAAATTTAATTTCATATTTTGTCGAATGGATTGCAAAGAACATGAGAGCAAGGGTAACAATTAATGTTTACTGGCATGATGGAAAACATTTTACAGAAGAATCAGATGGCAGGGGCTAACTGTATTTAGGCGGCATCATCACCCGCGCACCTTAACAAACACTGAATTTACAACTTAATGTGATTTATGAGCTATGACCACAAAAACAGAAATCCGACTTATCTTCTCAAAGACCGATGACTTTGTTCGTATGAGCGCCATTAATCCTGAGACCTCACCTAGTAAATATAGGGTTTTGAAAGAGATGGTTGACACTGGGGAAATTGAGTTATTCCACGGTCACAAGGTAAGAAAGCTGTGGGAGTTTAAACGTACTCCGGGATTAGTTATTCCAGTACAGAAGGATAAAAAGAAACCTGTAACTGGGATATGGACTGTTTGGTAGAATTAGTCAGGTGCAATCGGGAAAGAATTTACTTTAAAGCAAAAAACCCCTTGATTGCATGAAGGCTATTGGGTCTTTTGCGCTTTTCTGTAAATTACATTTTGATCTTAGAAGTTGTATATTCCAGTCTTCATTCGCTCCGCCAAGGTCAATGGGCATTATATGATCTAAGTGATAATCCTCACCAAGAGGCTGTTTGCAGCACGGACACAGGCCTTTCTGGAGTTTAAATAACTTGGCCGCTAGGCCTTTGGATATCGTGCCACCATTAACTTGTTTGCGTGCTTTGCGGTTTTGCTGATGGATACGGCGTGCCTCTGGGTTTGCTTTTGCCCATTTAGTTGAGTTTGCACGAATCTTTTCAGGATTGGCGTTAATCCAATTTAAACAGGCCATGCGGCGCTTGTCAGGATTATCAATACGGTACTTAATGCCATATAACCGAACCTTCTCGGCATTCGCGCAGTACCACTTGGACGCCGCCTCAGGATTGGCTTCTCTCCACTTAATGTTATATGCATTTCGTTTTTCGGAATGCGTTGCCCTACTTTTTGCATCAGCCGCTTTTCTTTTTTCTGGATTTATAGTATTCCATTTGGTGTTATATCCCCTTTTTTTCTCAGGATTCTCATTCCACCACTTAATACAGGCTTCCTTATGACAAGGCTTGCATCTGCCATTCGCGTAACGATCTGTTGCGCCGCATTTAATACATGATTTTGTTTGCATTACGATACTCCCAATAGTAATTGAATGTTGTCGCTATCACCGATTGGGCGGTGAAAGGCTGGCCAGCCCCGTTCACGACATTAGTATTATATCTTATTTCTCTACTGGGAATGGGTTGCGCCTGAAAAATTCCGCCATGCCTGACCTTACTCTTGTGCAGGTAAGGAACTCGCTTTCGACTTCACTAGGGCATCCAGTAATGGTTTGCTCTTGGGGTCTTCCGTCCACTCCTGTGGTATCTTGGGGAGCTTGGCCGGGACTAGGATTATTTGGGGCTTTGGGCACACGCAGGCGCTCATAGTAAGCAATAGCAGCACGATACTTGTCATCTTTAAGTTTAATAACATTTGCAACCTCCTGTTGAGTTCTTACATTTTCTTTTGCAATCACATCTATTGCTATTATGACGGCATTGAGCTTGTTAATTTCAGGTTGTAACTTGTTCTCGGCTGTCCTGTACCCAAATGCGAAGATACCGGCTGCAAAGGCTAGTACAGCCGTGGCACGGAATGCCCACATGTACCAGTTCATTCTTTGGCCTCCACTTCGGGCTTTTTTGCTTCTTCCTTTTTGCCATCCTTCCGGGCGAACATCCTGTCACTTACAAAAGCAGCGAGCGCCAGCCCGTATGCCCATTCTGTTAGTGAGTTATTGATTGTCTGGTACACAATCACGAACATCGCAATAATCCACGTCCCATTGATTCTCATCTTGCTTGAGCCAAGAGGGAGAAACATATCAAGCAGGCTGTGTTCATTCTTATTTGAGGTCACGGCATGGATGAATCCTATCACCGCGCCAGCGATCACCAGGACAGCCATGACATTGCCCACGTTCTCCCAGGTAAAGAGGTTGAGCCAAAGGTTAATTTCTTTTATTTCACTCATGCGACCCCCAATTGTTTGATGACCCGTTCTGCGCGTTTCCCGACTTGCCTGTACCAAAGAGATTGTTTCGCGCTCTCCTGCGCCTCTGTCCATCGTCCGGCGTTGATATGTCCTACTGTCGTTTTAAATTCGCTCAGGTTTTTTATGCCGAGGTTAAACATCATGTTTGCCAATGCGTCCTGTCTTGACTGGCTAAATGTATCGTAAGCAGGAAATAGCTTTCTGCAATCTTTTCTGGCCGATGCAATATCGTTATCCAGCATTAAGTTAATTTCATCGTCTCGCAAGAACCCGCCCTTCGCAGGGTCGATCAATCTACCCACCCCGATAGTCCAATACCCAAGACTATCTTTATATGCCGATGTTCGTTTGCCTTCGTCGGCAATAAGCTGTTCCCGTAAAGTTGCCATCTACCCTCCCAATTTATCCACACACTGATGAACTATTCCGTTGATGCTTGCCAAAAGAAAAACACAAATAACAACAAGTGAAATAATCGTCACCGCTGCCAGTAACCACGCACAGACATGAGGCCAGCGAATTGATGTACGTCGGTCGGTCACTATTTTAAATGCTCTCGTAACCAGCTCAGTACACCAGCTCCAATAACTCCAATGACGACAAGGACACCGGAAATGATAAGCGACCCTGCTATCTTATCTTCGATAGCTTTCCTTCTGGCTAACTTGTCAGCACGCTCCTGTATCATCATCTTGATAAAGTCATGTTCGTCCGAGTGCGTTTCCGGGTCAATCCAAAAAATATGTTTCTCGTCTTTCATTTTCTGAACTATCGCGGCGGCAAGTTTATCTACATCATCCATTTACTACCCCTTATTTAACAAGTTTATTGCGACACGTTGGCGTGTCTATTTTTGGCGGGTCAGATGCCCAGATTTTACGCTCGAATGAGTCTACTGCATGATCTCCGACTGTGTGTTTAATATCGTATGGTAGCCATTGCAGGTTAGATACTGCATGTATTCCACCGCAAGCTCTGGGAACGGTGTGGTTAATCGCCCACCCGACACATCCAGCCTTGTATACTCTTGAGCCGGTAGAAGGGCACGGGTGGAGTTTTACGAATGCGTTATAGACAGCGACAGGGCGCAGGTATTCGCCCGATGAATTACGCATCGGCTGCGCTTCGTACCGGCAGTCTTCGTAAATTGAGCACTCAACCGCCTGCGCGTCAACGCAAATCATTACCACCATTGCAGCTAACAGTGCGGGGAGAAAGTATTTCATTTTTCGCAGTGCCTTTTATCAAAGGGGGTTAAAAAATTCCTGCACCACCAGAAAGCCTGATCTTGCCGCCAGTGCGTTGATTCGTATTTGTGTCGTGTCACTCTGGCCGTCGATAGGAACTCTCTAGGTAGCTCCCAAAACGCGACAGTGAGCACGACCCAATTAAGCAGGGTATCAAGCACAAGGCCAATGAACAAAATAAGATAGCAAATCCAGCGTACAGAATAATGTAGGTAAAATATTTCATCTTGCACTTCTCTCATCTTCATAATCGCCACGAAGAAAACGAAAGTCGAAACAAATAAAGTGATTGAGGTCGTTAGCCATACGAGGCCGATTAGCGCCCAAGATACTCCTGTATTGGAAAGCCAGTTCCAGATTTCTAACAAATTCATCATGTCGATTACTCCGTTCATGGTAGGTATTCCTCAATGATTATTTTTGAGGACAAAACACCACCTAAAGTCTGGCTACCAGATGCGCTATTCAGATAGGCTATTCCTCCAGTGTGTGCACCCAGTCTAACGGTAAAGGTCGTTGCAGATACCGAACCTGCTGGAGTTTCATATTCATATGTTATGTTTACTATTTTGCCGGCTAAGAAATTTTCAACGATCCCAGCGGCTTTTGCGTCAGCAGTGGAGTCTTGAAATAAAGCAACTATAGGTGGAAAGCCACCAGAGTTGGTGGAGCAAAAAACTGACACTTTAACTACTAAAATATTACTTGCATTCGTAGGTGTAATCGCCCTTGATAATACTTGGTCTCCCTCTGTTATTTGCGGGACTGTATTATCATAGGGTATCACTGTATTGGCTGTGGACGCAGTTGTAGATGTAGTAGAAACTCTTTGCACAAGTAGCCTATTAGTCTGCCATGATGGAGCTGCACCACCCCCACTTTTTAGCACTTGACCAGCCGTTCCTGCTGCCAATAATGCAGTAGTATCTACCGCTGATTGGTAAGGTATTTGACCTACTAAGCCACCGGCTATGTTTGTTGATTTAGTAGCTGTAGTAGCTGTAGCCGCTTTTAAATTAGCCACTTCTGTAGTTGAACTCACAATTAAAGGAGCTGTACCTGTCGCAATAGTCGAGGTTAATTGTGTACCAGATACCCCACCACTAAAGAAGCCGGATGCAGGGTTTAATAGTTCCCATCGCGTACTGGCGAGCAAATAACGAAGGATTAATTCATGTCCTACTGCCTCAATATCACCAGCTACTAATGCTACACCACCTTTTTTTACTATCGTTCTGGCAGTCAATCCATTGGGTGCGAAAGTTGGGGTCGTTGTCGCGTTTGCCGCTGTAGCCCGTACACAACACAATTGCCCATCTACCAAAGCAGTTATTGCAGGGGAGTAAGTAGCTGTTATCACGTCTGCTGTTCCAGCCCCTGCTACCCAGTTTAGCTTACCATCCTGAACTTGCCCAAGACTATTAGAGTCTGTCCTTGCAGAACCATCTAAAAGTCCAGTGAACTTTTTACTATTCATTGGTATGTTAGCTGTGACAGTAGTTTGTCCGTCAGCCGCCAAAGACAGTGTTAAGACGGAGTTAATATCGTCTATCACTGCGTTAAATTTTGTACTCTCAATCAGGGTAGAAGCTACTGCTGGGTAGCTTGCACCTGGGCTTGACTGAACACCACTTCCGTTTCTACTCAAAATATTCTCCTTTAAATCAGTTGCTTATTACTTTCTGACCGCCATAGATATTAATTTCTAATGGGTGGAATTTATTTCATTTCTGTGAAGCTATTGCAGCAGGCGTAATGACTGCCGCCCTCTGAGTAATTGCGTTTAACAATAATTGCTTTTCTGTAGGCTTTGCCTTTGTCATTAATTCACCCAATCTACGAGGATTAGTCAACATCAATTCTGATAAGGCATCCGTAGTTTTAGACGAACCCTTACCTTGCAAGGTAGACAATATCTTGTTGGTAATTGCGACTTTCGCATCAACAAAAGCAGGCAATTTAGTTAGAGCTTCATCATCCCTTAATATACTCCCCGCCTTACCTGCGCCCAAGTTACCAAGCCTGTCTACTTCTTTACGTTTAGCGAGTTGGTCAGCAATATATTTAATTGCCTTTTCTTTTCCTCCCATTTGTTCAGCAAGGTCTATTTTGCCTTGTCCAAACACATCTTCTACTATCTTTGGAGCATTGCCTTCACCTAGTTTAATTAACTGTTCTGGTGAATTACGGTACAAATCTAGTGCTTTAGCTCCCATGTTTTCCTGAGAGATTAAATGTTCACCTGCCGAGTGAGTTTGTAAATAATTTGCCCATTCAGGCCCACCACCTGTTGCATCTGTAATAGCCTTGTCAATATATGGCTTTACTTCTGCTGTGAGTTTTGCAGAAAGTTTCTTGGATGTCGTTGGGTCGCGTCCAGCCATTAATTTATCAACTATTTCATTTACTCCACTCTTACGAATCTCATAAATATCTCTTGCATCAGGAACACCCTTCCCAAGTTTAATAGCTTCATTGAACTTTTCCTTTACACCGTTCAGCACAGATTTTATATCATTATTTATTCTAAGCCCCGGAGTTGAGATAGTATTGTCTATAGAATCTATAATTTTTGAGACCTTCAGCGAAGGGAACCCCATATTGGCAATTGTTAGTTCCGTTTCACGCATAGGCGTAGTTACATCATTCAATACGCCCCTATTCATCTTTTCAGCTTGTAACGCAGCGGTCTGAGTATCCCCACCAGATAAGCGTTTAAGCATGGATTCTTCAATCCCCGCCTGTCTAGCTCTAACCGCCTCGGCTATAGAAGGTTTATTAGCTGAAGCAATTTTCTCTAATCCTGACACTTCGGCGTTTGCAGCAGGTAAAGCTGCTTGTGCAGCCGTTTCACCAGTTTTTGCATTCATCAGTAATTGAGCAATTTTTGCCTGATTATCTATCTTTGGGTCAGTCATTACCTTAGCGGCTACTCGTTCAGCACCAGTAGTTTGCCCTTGGAGTGTACTGGGTAGATAAGGTCGTATCTCGTTCCCATAAGGGAGATATTTGGCTAAATCTAGCTTGGGTAAGTGTGGTTCGGCAATATTCCTTGCAGCAGCACCCACACCTTTCAATACCTCTAAACCACCAGCAGTAGCACCACCAAACATTGCGCCAGGCAATACGCCTTCCTGCCCTTCTGATACAAATCCTTGTCCACCACCAGCTACAGTTCCAACTGCAGTATTTTGTAGTCCTTGTCCAATTCTAGGGAAAAATCCTTTTGCACCAGAAGCAAATGGAATCGGTACAGCAGCAGTTCCAGCCATTTCAGTTAGAATCTTGCCTGTTTTATAACCACCAGAATTAGGGTTAGTCCCAATTAAAGAGGTTAAATCTTCATCCATGCGATTACGTGCAGCAGTATCTTCATTAAGAATCTGGTCTACACCAAACTCTTTATCTCCGGTAGCCATTGCATAGAGCTTCCTTTGTGGATAGCTAAGGAATTTCTCGCCAGTTAAGAGTGTTCTGCCTACGTTAGATGCACCTTTAACTGAACCTCCTACTACGTTTTTATGCCAGTCAGCGCTACCTTTTCTTTCTGCCGTTTCATATTCATTCTGAGCTTGTTTTTGAGATGCTTCATCCTTTGGGAATTGACGCATGTAAGATGCACGGTCAGTATCTTTGGGGGTGAGTAGAGAGGGTTGTGCAGGTGTAGAAGGAGCATTTAATAACCCTTCCATTTCAGCATCAGATAAAGGCTTATTTGAAGGCGCAGATAATGCCGCTTCCATTTCAGCGTCAGTCATTGGCTTCATTGCTGAACCCATCCTGCGGGAGTTTTAACCATTACACGACCATCTGGCAAAGTCCTTGTTTCGCCATGCTGCGCAGAACTTACAGGGGCGACTTGTGCTTTACCTACATATTTTTCACGCAAGTTTTTAAGTAAAATTAAGTTAGATTTAAGGTCGCTCTTTGGGTCAGAAGCCGCTTTCATAAAATTCTGAAGTTCCACGTTAGAGTTCATTTGTTGAGCAGAAGCCCCTGTCAAATTCTTAATATCCAAAACGAGCAATGGGATTGTTCCGCTTATTTGTTTCCGCAAAGCCTGCTCTTGTGTACCGAAAGCACCACCCATAACTTGTCCAGCACCAGAAGATGAAAGAGCCGCACCTAAATTAGACATGCTAGATTTATCAGGGTTAGTAATTCCGCCTAATTTATCCAAGTCTAAATATGCTTTTTCTAAAGAATCCAATGAGCCTGTAAATCCTATTTTTGCCTCATCTTTTGTCTTTTGCTTTTCTTCAGCTTTAATTCCCGCTGCATTTGTTTTAGTATCAACTTTATTAGCAGCAATCCCCTCAGCACTTGCAAGTTTTTTGTCTTGCAGACTTTTCATTAATTCCGCATGTTTCTGATCTCTGTCTACTCTATTTGTATTTTCAATAATTGCCGCATCTGCCTTCTGCTGTGCAGCAAGTGCCCTCGCTTGATCTTGCTGTTCGTAGGCAGAGAATGCTTTACCTGTAGCCTGTACTTCTTTATAAGGAGAGGTCATCGCCCCAATAACAGCTTGTCGTTTCTGTTCTGAAGTACGCGGAGTTGCAGCGGCAATTTCTTCAGGAGTTCTACTAATCTGCATCACATCGCCACGAACGTTGCTTTGTGGCATAGGTTGAGAGCCTTCAGGCAAGAAATCAGTCTTGAACTGTTGAATAGCGTTATCTTTCTTGGTTGTGTAATCTCTACCCAAGTCAGCCTGCTTAGTATCAGCGGCTTTAGCCGCTTGTGCGCCAAAGAATGCCTGCGCTATTTTAGCTATTGCATTAGGCAAGGCAGTATCAGGCGCAAAGCCTCTTTGGGGGATTTGGTTAGGGCTAGCCTCAAGCGATTGCTGTTGTAGCATATCGGCTATTTTCCGTTTACGGTCTATCGCTTGCTGTTGAGAAGCGTATTCTGGTATATCTGCGTAAATTCCAGCCATATAATTTCCTTACATATTGTTCATTTGTTTCATTACTGCAATCTTAATCTCTATGTGCTTTATTTTTACCCATTTTGCTATATCTGGGTAAGTACCTTCAAGCCAATCTAAATGTTTACTTTCCCACCATCCAGTACAGTGTAAACATTCTATACCATCGTTAATCTTGTCATACACCGGATGAATGGGTGCATTTACTTCTTTCAAATACTTGTAAACATCATCGTGTGACCATTCTTGTATTGGATATAAATATTCAATCCCATTAACTATCGACCCAGTTACTAACGGGCCTTTTATAGAGTCGCATAATTTCTGCCCTCTTATAATTAGTGTTATCCCATCCTCTATAATCTTGTCATGCAGTGGCTTCATTAAATTGTTAAAACAGCAATCAAACCTGTCTATCAATGCCATCCCACCGACACTATCCCTACGGCCAATAACAGTTGAGCTTGTTGGCACTACATCAGAAGGATAGCCATTTTTACTTATCCATTCTCGTGAATCTGTTTTTACTTCTACATAATGAGGAATAAATTTTTTTAATTCATCCATTATGTCTTGTGTTTCTTTCGGTTGATCGCCTGTGTTTAAGTGATAAACCGTAATTTGATCTAAATAATCTTTCAGTAAATATAAACAAACTACCGAATCTTTCCCTCCTGATAATTGGAGAGCTATTTTTTTATGCTTACTTAATATTTCTTTCATTAGTAATAAGTTAATGCTCCAGCACCTAACTGTGCAACTGCACCCAATCTTGAATTATTAGTTCCTACTTGCTGGTTGTAAATATCCTGATTATATTGGTTAAGCATATTAGCGCCTGAGAAGTAATCATTCCCTTTAACCTGCGTACCACCACCCCCACCACCAGAGTTAGCGAATGGGTTTTGAGTCTGTTGTCCACTCATCAAAGCAGTGATTTCGTTCAAAGGTACTGAGCGTTTAGAGAGAAGTTCTGAGATGTAATTTCTACGCGCTTCTGTTCCCATGCCGAATTCTTGCTGGGCAGCATTGCCACCAGCGAGTTCAGCTTGCATAAGCATGTCGTTACGATTTCTTCCTTGTTCACCTTTTACCCTGTCCCATGCTTCAGTTCCGGGGCGTATTCCGGCGGCTATCAGGTCAGCATCTTGCTGAGAGTTGGCACGGCCTAAAGCGGGGTCTGAACGGCTTAACATAGCGTCCATTACCTTCTTGCGTAAGGCATCATTTTGAGTATCAGGGGCAGCGGGAGCACCGCTGTAGTCGATACCAGTACCAAGTATGCCACGCACCTTGTCCAATGACTCTCCAGCAGTCTCGTTTAATTTGAGACGATTTTGCTGATTAGCATTGAATATCTTTTGTTCTTCAGGGGAGAAAGATTGGGTTTGGGTATTTCTGCCTAAAATTGTGTAATCAGCGCGTGTTGGGGCAGCACCTATGTCACGTTCTTTCCAATAACCTTCCCCTACGCCAGGGGGCGACTCACCGCCTGCGCCTGCCATAGTTGAAATCCAATCTCTGCCCCTTCTGGATTCATAGCCTTGTACTGCTGAATTGTAGCCTTTTTCGTCAAAGGTATCCCCTGAAGTGTATTTCACACTACCATAAGGGTTTATTTGGTCAAAATTATTGAGTCTTTCTTGAGCGGTAGCAGTGGCTATATTGCCTTTAGTCTGATCTGCCACGCTAGGTGGGGTTGGTGCGCCGGGTGGTTTAGGTGAACACATATCTATCTCCGTAACTAAGTTCTGTTAAAGAGGTTTTGCTGTCTGCGCTACCTACAATTACAATATATTCTTTTAAATCAATTAAGTCAATCTTTTCTCTAAGACAACCATTTCTATCTTATATCCACAGTGTTCTATTAATCTACTGCCTGAGCTATTGGGTTTCATGGTAAAGCTCATACTCACTGCACCACGGCTTTTCATGTCGTTTTCGACATATTTCAAGAACCGTTTAGCCAAAGTTCCCCCTCTATATTGGGGTTTTAGGAAGATTATATCTTCCGTTGCGATTAGCTTTTGGCTGTGCATGGAAGGGGATAAGTAGATTCCTGAGTATCCCGCTATTTTTCCTTCATCCCTTGCGATGTACTGGAAATACATTCCTGCTTTTTCGTAGTTCTCGTACAACTCCAGCTTTAAATTAGGAGGTTCGCCTTTGTCTATATATTCCTGACCCCAGTTTTCTATCCAATCACGGGACATTTCATCCCAAACACTTCTCACCGGCTCGATAGCGAAAGTAATCACATTATGTTACCAGTTTCCCATGTAATATCGTTTGAAATCCACTGTATTGTTAGTGTTTTAGTATTCACTTTTATCTTCACCGAGGCACAATAGCCAACGTCTTGAGAGGGTGAAGTCCATCTCCGAATTATCTCTAAGCCAGCAGCCCAATAAGATGAGTCCCAAATAGCTATATCCCAAACAGCCCCAGAAGTTACTGTATAGGTAGAAGTATCACTAATGGGTGCGTCTTTGTAATCTACATCTATCCCTGTCAGAAAGGATAGAGAACCATTTACGTTCAGTACCGGGCGGTACATGGAAAATCTCTTTTGTACGCCGGGGGTTCTGAAGTAGCTAAAAGCCGATTTCCCATACCCTACAATATCATCCCCATAATCACTGGTTCCTGTCCATGCTTTGACTACTTTAGTGCTGGTAGCGAAGTATAAGTCACCATTAAATTCGACAAAGGTTTCAGCATCCCATTCGGTGAATTCAGTCCATGCTTGAGTAATAGTGTTCATTACATACTGTCTATGGGTTCCATCTTCTACTACGGGAACATTGAGAACAAGGGCTGATTGAGCAGGATAGGTGGTAATTTCCCATCCAAAATTGTCTCCATAAGACCGTGCATCATCAGTAATATCTTGTTCGATCAGGTTGGTAATGGCTATAGATTTGTCTATAGCGGTAGATTGTAGAGATTTAGAAAGTGGGAAAACACCACCTTCAGTAATTAAAAGGAGGTCGCCTCCAAGTTTCTGTAGGCATCTACGTCCCAACGGCTTCCCAAGATCATATCTACCGACTATTGACCAAGCAGTAGCAGAAGCAGGGTTCGTACCTCTAAACACAATTACTTCGCCTTCTGAGCTTACTAAAACGATAGCATCATCTAACCCGTCTCCACCGTCAAAAGTCCAGTTAGCCCCCGCCATTAAATAACCGCCTTTACCCATTAAACCATCTAAAGGATATTCGGTTAAAGCACCACCCGCCGCACCTGCGGCGAGATACCAGAAGGAAAGCGAGTCTTTTTCGATAAAAAATAATCTCCCTTTGCTCATAAAGGCTTGAACTATCTTGGTTGAAGTGAGTCCGGTTAAAGCAGGAGAAGTAGCATTATCTACGGCTGTCCAAGTAGTACCGTCAAAGTAAAGTGGTTTATCCACCCCATTAAACATCATCAGGTAGTTATTGGTTCCGTCACCGTAATTTAACCATTGGTGTTTAGCGTTCGTTCTCGAAGCCAAATTAGCCCCTACTGCTCCCGCACTGGTAGCATCAAACACTCCAGCAACAGTCACAGCATACATTGCGTTAGTACCGTTTACCCTGTTGTAAACAGCAAGGGTCTTGGGGGTTCCGGTCATTCCTGTTAGGTGATTTGCACACCCTCCCCTCAGTTCAAGGTAGGATGTTCTGGGATACCAGTTTTCTAAAGAAAGCGCATAACCCTCTTTCATATTTGCGAGTGAGTCCCTGCTATTCAATCCCATTAAAGGAGCCGGCATAGACCTTGATTGGCTCGTTTGAGCCATGGGGATTTTTTTACTTCTTAGGGGTGCTCTCATGGCACAGACCAATTCCCTTGAGGTATTGAAATACCGGGTCGTGCGTCACTTCTACCACCTGACATACTAAGTGGTTTTTTAAGTCCATTTGCTCCCAGAGCTTGATTTACCTGTGATTCGTAAGTACGGAAGTCCTCGGCATAATCGAAGCCTTTTTCCTTCTTCCATCTCCAACGAAGTCCCATAGTTAGGAGTTCTTCTGGTAATAGAAGTGTATCTGTATCAAGAGTAAAGTATTGCTTGTAGGTCGTACCGTCTTCCCCAAGTATCCAGTTCTTCGAGAGGTATTCAAAAGCCCATGTATTTCCTGCTGTGGGGGTAGGATTAGCCAATAACAGCCCACCACGTAGACGAACAGCATATCTTGGGCTGGTAGAGGCAAAGCCTTTTTGAGCCTGCCATTCGGCTTCGTTGAGCAGTTGGAGGGGGAGTTTTAGAGTTCTATCCCAGAGGGTATCGGGTTTGAAATCTCTGAATCCATTAGAGGCGATTGTACTGATTGCGCCTTGTGATTCAGAGGCAATGGTAGTATGAGTAGCTTCGAAGGTAAGTGATTCCCAATTACCTCTTTTTGAGAGGTCGTTACCTTCTTCTTCCAATAAAGCCTTAATTTGAGAGATTTGTGGGTCGGTTGAACCGTATACCGTTACAGGTGAGTTTAGGTTTTGACGCTCACAAAATCTCTGTACCAAGACTAACATTGTCATAATTCACTCCTTTAATGCAGCCAATATTGTTGCTGGAAGCATTTTATGGTGCGGCTTCTTGCCAAACTTTACTTCGTATTGCTCTGCCAATGATGCACTTTTAATGATGGTCAAAGGTGCATTTGTTGGCACTATCATAACGTCATCATCCAGCAAGTCAGCAGCACTAATCTCATTCTCAGGCTGATAAACGGCTTGAGGTTGGATAGTTTGACCATTCTTTAAAGCAGCTACTTGAGCGCCCAAAGTCTCAACTTGTGATTGCAGTATCTTGTTTTGCTGTTCAAGGGCGGTTACTTGGCTTACCAATGGGCCATGATCTTTCATGGATTGTAGCCAGTTTTTAGCCTTATTCTTGAGTTCCATCGCTCCCATACCTATCCTGCGGATACCTTCATCATTGATAGCGGCCAAGTCCTCAATAGTCATAACGTGCATACGGATAAGCGTTTCCTGCATGGAAGGAGCGATAATTCCCCATCCACGGATAGGTGTACCGTTTAATGGCATTTCCTGTCCTTGCTTCCAGCGTTGATAACCTTCTTTCCAGAGTTCAAGCCATTTAGGGTTAATTCTACCGTCACGGGCGTTACGTTCTTGGGTTTCAAACCAAGACAAAACTTTGGCTACCATTTCATCCTTGGAACCTTGGGGGGTGATGTGGACAAAATCAACATCCTTTCCTACATAGTGACCAGCAGCCAAAGAAGCGGCTTTATCCTCTACTACAGTACGTTCAAAACGTACATAGGGAGGACGTTCTTCACGGGAAATTAATTCACCTACTGACATGATTTTTCCTTTTTATCGTTCTATTACGAAAAGGGACGCAATATTTCTTTCTTCATCCCAAGGTACACTATACCCCAATCCCTTAAATAATTCTACCCACCAGTTATGAGGTCTGACGGTTAAATGCAGGTCTTGGCCTATAATAGCCCCTATTACGTCAGATACAGTCGAAATATTAAAGAATACTATTTCTGATACATTCATAATGTTTTCAATAACCTGACGTACATTCTCAGTAGGAATATGCTCCATTACATCCGTACAATATCCGTATTTAGAAAAATAGATATTCGGGAAAGGTTTAGTTAAATCATGTTGTAAAAATGGCAATACCATCGCCTGTAAATCGCGGCTATTATCAGTAAAGTCTACTAATAAAACATCACAGCCATCTTCCTTGATCTTTAACGCGCCTCGCCCTGTACCACAGCCGAAGTCAATAACTTTACCAGAAGGCTTAACGACTTTAAGGAAAGTGTCTACACACAGTTCGCCTGGTGCTACAGTCCTATAGTTAGGATAAGCCCACATCCTTTGGTATTTCTCTTGTTCGGTCATTACTTCTTTAGGCATGTTGTACATATCAGGTAAGAGTCCGTCACCGTGAACTTCGATATTACAGCCTAGATGCTTGAGTTCTTTAGCGGTATCTTGGAACTTTTCCGCTTGGAGTTTCATGGTTAAAGAAACAATATAGTCTTTACCCCCAAATACAACCGAAGCGCAGGGGTCGCCTTCATTCAGTTTTTGGTGGAAAGCATGGCCTTCTGTGCCTTTATGGCTAGAATCATAGCCAAATATCTGCAAATTACGGTATCCCATCGCATAAACCAAGCAAGTAGCCGTATTCCCTACTGAAGCTGCGCCGCCGATTAAACAGTAAGCATCGTTATATTCAGGGAAATAATCTTCAATATTATCTATTTGAAGATGCCAAAGCTCTATATTCCCTACATCTTCGAAGCAATCAGGGTGTACTTGTGAGGCAAATAAGTGACATTTTGCGACACCTACCAAATCAGCCGTTTCCTTGCGAGCATCAATAATTACTTGGTAATCTGGAACTATGTCATTCTCATAAAGGAAATTTGCACAGCCATTCATGACAAAGACTTTCCCGCCTTCCTTCTGTAGAGCCTTTATGTGTTCTAGGTTATCAGCGATAGAAGGGCCTGAACCACAGAGAATCGCTACTCCTTCATGGGGTTTTTCTTCTTTTACCCACTTTAAAGGCCTGCGAGAGTTTATCTCGATGTTTGAATAAAGAGACTCATCCGAGGTATTGCAGATTAACTGGATTGGGAGGATAAGAGGATTTTCTGCTCCGGGGTTTTGGTGTTTTAATTGCAAATTGCTATAAGGCAAGATTGCCATTGATTGTTCCTCCGAGTAATCTTTATGATGCACACTATTGCTAATGTGCATTTAAAAACAACTACTTAGGTAATACGTCCCTGCTTTGTTGGCCGGGAAATCATCACCTTAACAGTGGTACGACCTGCTGTTGCAGAGGCTACAGCCGCTACGCAAGCGCCGTTAATCTCTTTACCAGAGCCAGTGCCAGCGATAAGGCCGGTAGTCAACACAGCTACAGCAGCACCAGCAGCAAGGGAGATAGTGCAAGTCTTGGCGCAAACTGCTACGCCAGAGATTTGATACCAACCATACTGAGAGGCTACGTTAGCCGACATTGAAACAGCGATAGGGCGAGGGATATTGCCACCTACCGCGCTCAGTGTAGTCAAGTAAGTAATTGGGTCGTAAGTTACTACAGACCCGACTACTGTACTTGCTACGCCGAGCAGGTAAATAAACTCACCTTCACCATACGTTGCCGATGCAGCTTTGATGATAGTACCCAAGACGTGAGCCTGAGTGGTGTTTGTTACCGTAAGTGCTTGCGCACCGGGCAATCCATGTACTGCATATTCCGCTACTGACATAATATTCTCCTTTTCTATAGATTAAGCAGTAATAACGCCTTGCTGGTTCCTGTTGGAACAAGTCAAGTTACCCATCCAAAGGATAGGAATTACGTCACCATCTTGGCTAATCGGGCGCATTTCAGGCATGATTTCCAAATCTGCATCTTTGTGTACAACCAAGTCGATGTAGTTTGTATTCAGCATGTAAGTCGTGCTTGTAGGGATACCGGAGTTACCATCAAAGTAAACGTCAGCATTCTTGTATTTCACTGAAATAAGTCCACCGTTTGCGCTTTCTGCATTGGTGTAGCGTTTCAAGGAAGTTTGAGAAGCCTCAAAGAACTTGTAATGAACGTTATCCATAATAATCAGGTCAGGCTGGTCATCAGAGCCACGGTCAAGGTTCAACCAGAGGGGCAGCATCGCGCTGTTTTCAATGGTAGTAGCTGACATAGTTACTGATTCGGTAGACAGATCGAAAATCTGGTTTTTCCAGAAAGCGAAGGTAGAAGAGTTAATACCACCTACTGTACCAGTTCCCAAGATGTTTACTAGTGATTGCAGGCCGTTGATCTGGTTGGTTGCAGTGCCATCTGAGTAAAGATCGCTAGAAAAGTTGTTATTGAAGGTGCGGATTGCATTCTTCATTTTGGCTTTTGCCAGTGAGAAAATCTTGCTATCGCCAGAGTTGATACGCTTTTCACGGCCTGAAGCAACGATATTGATAGCGATTTGTCTCCACTGATATTCAGCGGCGGATATTACGTCCGAAGCAGAAATATTCAGCAAATCCCAATCACTGTAACGTTGATAAGTACCGTTTTCAGCGTAGTCCAGAGGGGTTACGATTGTTAGACCGCCATCTTCTTTGCGATAATTTCCACGTTTGTAGATATGTTTCAGCAAAGCATTGCGTTTTGACAAGTTATCTTTGACATCAGTACGAACCTTGCGGAAGGTACTAGACACCAGTTCGGTGAAGGTGCTATTTGGTGAGGCCATGGTAGGCTCCTTTCAGTTATTGAGCTAAATGCTCTAATGGGTTCTTGATTTAATTTCGCGCATTGATTCTTCCAATGCACCATCCAAGTTACGCATCGTGGCTTTCGGCCCTGTGGGAGTCCTACTCGTTTCTCGATTCTTAACGTTTAATCCTGCTGCTTTTTTCTTAATATCGGCTTCTTTCATCGCTTTCTCACGGAGAATGGTTTGTTGCTCTGTTTGGAGCCTTACCATCTCTTTCTGGCGAGTTACTGGATTTGCCCATACCGCTTTGTCATACGCACTTTCAAGGTCGTGGCCTCCTTGTATCATTACTGCTATATCGTCTGCCACTTCATCGAAATACGGATGACTTGCATCTGTTGCGAATGCTTCTACATCTCGTTGCACTCGTTCCTTGGCTTGATTTATAGTCGCTTCTTGATTCCTTGTCAAGTTCTGTTTGATTCCATTGAGTTCTTCCTGTAATTTCCGTACAGTTGGGTCAATGTTTTGCTGTTCTTCCGCCTGCATACCCGGTATTTCAATTCCGTAGCCTTGCAGGATGCTTAGCCCATAAGCGGTCTTTTCTGCCTGAGAAAGATTAGTCAATTTGTAGTGTACGTTCATTAAAGACTGTACAGCTTGGGCTTCATTCACGCCTTGGGCTTGTAACATCGCTCGATAAGGGGTCATAGTGTCCCGCATTACCCTACCGAGATTAGCGTCAGAACGGTCATTTTCCAGACCATTTTTCATCTGGGTTTCACGAAGTTCCATGTATTCCTGAACATCAGGAGGTAAAGCGGCGAATTTCGCCTGCATTTCCTTAGTCCATGACTTAGGTGCTTGACGTGCTTCAGGGGCGGGTTCCGCCGCCACTTCTGCTGTTTCAGTTTCTTCTGCGGGCTCTTCGATAGCTTCATCAATTAGTGCATCAGTATCTTCAGGTTCGGCTCGTTCTCTATCAGGGAAAAGGTCTGAAGCAAGATCATTCGCTAGCGAGTCTGATTGAGATTCGGTTTCCTGTGGGGATGATTCGATTCCACTGCTAATTTCTTGTTCCAATTTATTCTCCTAAATTTAAATGCGGGTGACTTCTACGTCTGAGTTTTCAATCTCAGTTGCTAACTGCTCTCTTTTTGCTGCTGGCATTTCATAAATCGTTTGTTCAACAATTTCATCTACTTTTTTATCCAAAGCGGCATCTTCTTTGGCGTGTCTTGCGGCTTGTTCTGTTGCCATTGAAGGGTCGTATTCAACACAATTACTGGTTTCAAGGTCATACTTACGTGCTTTCCTGCCTTCTATCCATTTCCCTGTGGTTGGGGATTCGTAACCGGGTAGGTCATATAACCTTCCATGCGGTTTATCAGGATTTTTTATCCTTGATACTTTTAAGTCATGTTCAAGTTTATCCAACCATGCTTGTTCAGCTTCAGGTGTTCCAAGGGAATAACCCCATCCATCTAACCATTCATCTTTTTCAGCGCCATATACACTTGTTTGCATTTCATCCTCTTTAGTAGAATTCTTCATAAGCCATCAAAAGTATCTGTTCTTCATCGTCTAACTGTTGTTGCCATAGTTCTAAAAGTTTACTTACTCTGTCTGTGTCTTTCTGTAGTGCTTCCCAATTTACAGATTCAACATTAGGAACCTTTGCCTTGCTGTCTGTAAATGGTTTAACTACTTTTGCAAATTCAATTCGTTTCTCTTGAGGTACATCTTTCTTGGTGGCTTCTTCGTAAATATCTTGCGCAGCATTTTCATCCATTGCAACATCAAGAATTTCCTTGATAGTCTTTGGACGAACAAACTTACCATATACCGGATAACCAGAACCACCGTAAGTAACATTATCTTCAGGGACAGTTCCACTTGCGACAACCGTGTCATTTTGGTTTGTGTAATTTACTGTTCCGGTTATATTCCCCGCTGTGCCACTCGCAACAACCGTATCATTTGCATTGGTACTAGCAACCGTACCAACTATTGTTGTAGTGCCACTGGCGGCACTGGTATCATTGGCATTTGTTCTTGCCAGCGTACCAAGGATGGTAGTCGTTCCACTTGCTGCCGATGTATCGTTAGTATTAGTTCTGGCTAATGTACCTAATATCGTAATTGTACCAGCAGCAGCACTTGTATCGTTTGCGTTTGTGTAGGCTACTGTTCCAGTGGAACCACCCGCCGCCACAGCAGGTGCATACAGCACTCTTTGCAGTGGCTGGAATATCTGCCAAGGGTTAGCAGATATGGCCTGTATTTCTGTATCGGATAGCACCCTGTTCCAAACCAGTGCAAGCTCTGTTATCCCTGTTCCGTACTGTGTCGCACCATTTATATCATTACCGGGGCCTCGTCCGATTGCAAACTCCCAAGCTGCTCCGCCGTGGCCAACAGCCCCAAGAGAATTGACTGTGGCAAGTTTAACACCATTCCCCCAGATTGTAGTCGCCTGCCCCGACCCGTCTATTTTAGTTCCTACAGCAACAACTCTGGTATTAACTACAGAGGCCGCGCCTATTGCGTATGACGCCCCATTATTGGACATTACCCCGAAGGAAAGATAACCAAGTGAACTAACTCCAATTGCAGCACCGCCACGCGAACCCAAACAGCTAAATGCAACCAATGGAGAGAGTGACCCAGTGCCAACCGCTGTTGGTGTTGCCACCATTAAAATGGTTTCACTATCTGCCCATGCTAGAGTTGGGGGAATTCGTGAGATATAAGAGCTAGACCCGTTTGTTACTATTCCACCGCCCTGTTTTGTTGGACCGCTTGTTGGCGACAGTCTCTCGCCTGTCTTTAAATCAACATATCCAGCAGCAGGGTTTAGAACTGCAATAATCCCCCTACAAATAGGATTACTCCAATCAAGCCCCGTAGGAACTTGCGGCTGTCTAGTCCATGGCTTTTTAATTATTACGCTCATGGCTTAGGTATTTGTGTAGGTTATCCCGCTGTACTGGAACTTGCCAGACATTGCCGCCGCCAGTGCACCAGCATGATTATGAGCAAAGAACAGCCCCCAGAACTTAGGCATTACTCCACCAAACAGAGACGCTACTGTGAAGGGCTGGATGTAGTAAACAAGTCCAGCAGTAGCTACCGTAACAGCAGCGCTGCCTGCGAATCTCAAACTGTTTAGCACAGATACATGAGCTAGTGTCTCCGCGCTGTCTACACCATCCAACACATCAATCGGAGTAGTAGCAAGAGAAATATCTGAACCCCAGCAGTACAGGTTCATCACCTGTCCTATAACTGGAGCAGTGACGGCGTGACCTGTGATACCTTTCACATCCACCAGAACATCCACAAACTTGTTAGTGGTGTTGTCTACCTCATTACTTTCACGTCCAGCCACGAAAGTTGCTGAAGTACCTAGTGAGGATAGGTCAAACGTGATCGCTGTGTTTGCGCCGTATGTTGTGGTTAGGATTGTCGCCATGATTAAGCCCTCGCTGCTTCGATGTCCTGCGGTGAAACGTTACCCTCAAATCCGAGTAGATTAGAGGTAGTGGAACCGGTTGCCGCGCTTCCAGTTGAAAGTAGCTTTTCAAGCCTCGTGGAAGTACGAATACAAGCCGCCAAGGTAGTTGCACCGCTTGCACCGCCTGCTGCTGTTAATGCTCCACCTACCCCGGAAGGAAGTTGAATTACAGCATCCCTCAACCCCGCACGGATGTTTGCTTTGCTGGTATCAATCGTATCTTTACCCACAGTCATGTTTTGCAAATTCATCTGCTTGACATTGATAGCCATTGCACGGGCTGTGTAGATACCAGTAGCCTCTGGTGCATCCGTAGGTGTGTACTTTGTCCAGTCAATCGTGTCGAAAATATCCTTGGTAGGTGTATTTGTTTTCCATACGCTGAAGGCTGGAACTGCTGGGAGATTGTACAAAGCTGCAATCCCATAAGCCCCATCCGAGTTGGCAGGGAAAATGTTTAAATCCGCATTGGCTGCAATGTCGGCTTTTATTGTTGCGTTTTGTGCTGGTGTGAGTGACATGTTAAGCGTTCCCTTCGGTTATCACAAAACTTGTCACACTGACAGGTTGTGTGGCTACGATAGAAAGAGTCGTAAGGTTCAAGTCACTTCCCGATGTACCTACGTTTCCATCCAATACATGAGTTGTGCCGTCTGCTTTTACAATACGGAACCAACTGGCTGTACCAGTAGCGTTCGCACTTGAATCCTGAGTGATCGCCCCAAGGGTCAAAACACCGCTTGCAGCGCCAGCCGCAAAGGGAGTGCCACAAGTCAATTCGGCAAGCAATGTAGTTGCTGCACCACCTGTTGCTGGTCGCGTACCATCATAAATTCTAAGAAGTGCTGCATTGCCTGCGCTGGTTGTAATTGCGTCTAACATTGAATTTCGGGTTGCTACTAAATAAGCTAGTGCCATTTCTATACTCCTTTTGATTGTTTAGGAACAAGTCTTACTATTTGTCCCATTTTGTTACGTTCTACATCTACGATAGGTTTGTTGTTCAACTTGTCGATAATTTCAGTCATCATCTTTTTGATTTCTTCATTCTCAGTTGGGGCTTCGACTTCTTCTCCCATGTCGTTCATTATCATTTTCTTTTCTTCTGTAGCGCTCTTACTTGCTTCGGTCATTTCGCACATCTTTTCTTTAGAAGCACAGTCCATTGTGTTTTTCTGTAAAGCGGCTTCTGCGTTAATTTGAGCGACCTTGATAGCGGTATCCCTCTGAATATCAGCTTTCATCTGCTCAATACCTCGTTGCATTTGCAGTTTAGCGTTTTCAGATTCAGACTTGGCTTGTAGAATAGCCATTTCAGATTCCTTCTTTGCTTGGATAGTCGCTTGAGCGATTTGATTATCGGCTTGGAGTTGCATCATCTGAGCCTGATTTTCAGATTGGAGTCTTTGCTGTTCCATCTGAGCATCTTGTTGCATTTTCTGCATTTCCATCTGACCATCAGCTTGAGCTTGTTGCATTTCAGCTTTCAGCTTGTCGGCTTCAGGATTTCCTTTATCGGCAGGCGGTTTCATGTTCTGGAATTGTTCTTCGACTTCTGTTCCAAAACGATACTTTCTTACGACTGCCAAAAGGATAGACTGAGCCGCCTCAAAAGGCATCGCTCCTTTTTCTACCATCGGAGTAAGTCCTGCCATTAATTGACCCATGGCATTCATAAAATCAGCTACGTTCTTTTGATCTTCGGTCGCTTCTATGTCAATCGTTGAATTGGTCTCAATGTCTATCCGGTAGCTTCTTTGTAAATCGTCTTTCAAAACCCCAATGATTTCTTCCCACGAAGGCATTTGTGCTGCTTGAACGATTTGTGGGTCGGGTTCCTGGGGAAGTTGTTGGGGTTGCCCGGGCATTTGCTGTGCTTGCATCTGCATAGCCTGCATGACTTGTTGTGCTTGTTGTTTCTGTTGAGCCGTAGGGAAAGGAAGTCCGGTAGCTTTCGCCCAAGTTTCCTCACTCATTTTGGAAGCAGCGACTTCCAGCATGATTCTCATTATGTCACGGGCGTATCGTTGAACTTCACCTTGAAGGCGTTTAAGCCTTAAAGTACCCCAAGATTCTTTAATCTTTTGCGCTCCCAAAGTCTCGGAAGCAGCCGATTGACCACGAATAATGTCTGAGATTCCGGTGATTTCGTAAATCGTACGTTTACACGCATCCCTTGCAGCGATTAACTGTTGGTAAACAAGAACCAATTGTTCGTTGGGCATAAACCAAATTGCTTTAGCCAACCCACCGTCCAACAATGACGAACCTTTGTCTGTTGGAGTAAGAATATTCTCGGCATTCTCCAGAACCCTGCCTATATCTTCTCCCAGAGCGCCATCATAAAGACCGCGAGCTTTAATTGCTTTTACGACTTCATTAATTCTAAGGGTAATCGTATTGAGTTCTTTTGCCTGATTCTCATATATGGTGTACATTGCTGTCGGCATCATGTCATTCGATTTCTGAATGAACTGAATCGGTTTAGGACAATTGAAGAATCCTGTAATCCCTAGATGGTCGTCATCTACTTTGAGATACCCATCGTTGTAGGCAGGGGAGATATAACGAATCTTCTTATCGCCTACTTTATCCCATATTTGATAAATTACTGCGGTTTTACGAGAGCCTTTATTCTCTTCTGATTTATTGCGGCGATTTTCTTCATCTTCATCTTCTTCGCCTTCAGTAAAGGTTATTTTAGCCGAAACTTCTTCACCAAAGAGTCGCTCACATTCTTCTTCATCCAGATAATCTTCGTAGGCTATCCAAGGAACTTTAGACCATTTCTTTGAATAACCAATGATAACTTTATCCCACCCGCGTGAATCAGTACAAACTTGCTCCCATTTAACTACGGGGGTTACTTCAGTATCTTCTTCGGAAGAAGGAACATTTACAATGTCAGCATCGTATTTAACCGAAGTCATGCCACGACCGGGCAAAAGCGCATCCAGCGTAGCGTTATTCATGGAGTCACTAAATGTTTCGTATCCTTCTACATTGGTATCCAGAAGGTATTTCAACATACGTTCAGCGGCTTTACTCGCTGCATGACCTAAGGGGTCTTTGTCATCAAAGCGTCTTTTGACTACAGGGCGGGGTGTTTGAGAATAAATCGCAGGTAAAAGAGTCTCTACGTTAGAAAATAGGATATTAAAGGGTATTTGGTCTGATTTTTTACCAGAATAAATATCAATAATCTCCTGACCATCCTTTCGGTAGTCTTTTTCCCGCTTTTTGGCAGTAGAAATCTCTGTCATCCAGTGTTTAACTTCCTCACTGGGTTCTTTTGCTGCTTCCACTGCCATTTTCTTAGCCATTAGGTGAAATCGCCTATAGCAATTAGATTAACACCGGCTCCTGTCGTGATATTCCATGCCCCGATTGCAGATACAATTCCTTGCTCTCCAAAATCAATCGTGTAAACGCCTATAGTGGTAGCTGCGGGGACAAGAGAGACGGAAGTCGTACTGTCCAAAAGGGCGACTGTAGAAGTGGCTGCGGTAGTGACTGTAATAATTAGTTTTTTGATTCTGTCGCCAATTGCGCCGGTAGCGCCGAGAACTTGGGCTGTTTGAGATGCTGCGACTGTTTCATACTTATAACTTGAAATTGTTGCCATAAAACCTCCTGAGCAAAGCTCATTATTTAATTGGATTCCGTTGAAATCTCAACCAATACTGCATTTAAAACCTAATTATGTCAAATTGCAAGTTAAAGCGAGTGTTTACTACCAGATTGCCGCATTTTCTTGAAATGTTCCCTTTTTAGCTCACCGAAGTTAATCGAAGTGACGTTCCCAGCAAAGAGTTTCTGTTCTGGACTCATTTCATGGCTTTGAGCTTTGGATTTC